GACATGGTTGCGGCGATCCCATCGATATGGGCCTTGAGCCGGGTGACGAGTCCCTGGCGGGTACCGGCCGCAGTGATTGCCTCCTTGGCCGGGTCTTCATGCACGAAACCATGGCCACGCAGTTCATCCACATATTCCGGTGCCACTTCGATTCGCCGGTTCTTGACCTCGACATTCATCCCGCGCAGCGAAATTTGCTCGACGCCTTCCGGCGCAACCAAGGTGATCATGATGGATAGTCTCCGATTGGCGGCACGACAGAAGAGCAAAGTGGATGGCGTTCACCCGTTGCCGATATTAGTGATGACCCCTAGGCTCGGCGGGAAGTAGTGCTGCAGCACCTCATCGGCATAGACGCCATATTCATATTTGCGGGAGCGCAACGGCCATTCGATCTGGTAGTAATCCTGGCGCGTGCGGATCTGCATGACATTGCCGACATTAGCCAGTGGATAGGGCAGCATATCGGTGGTGAAGAGGATGGTTCCAGCCGGCATGTTCGGGTGGATCTTGATATCGAGGTTGCTGCCGCCGGCCATGGAGAACCGGTTCAAATAGGTCCGAATCATGGTGCCGCCGCCGATCATGTTCTGATCGCTTTCGAAGACGAAGCGATAGGCGGAAGAAGAGGGGCTCTGCAAAATCTTCCGGGAGATGTTTAGCGCCTCTTGCGAGCTGACCCAGATACTATCCGGCGAAAGGCGGTAGTTGTCCCAGAAGCTCTTGAGCGCGGTGTCGATCTCGACAATGCCGCCAGCGCCATCGGCGGTCAGCGGCGTGCCGACCCCGGCCGTGCCCGTCGGCTGGGTCGCGACATAGGCGCCGGAGCCGGGTTGCATGGCGAGCGAGAGGAGGCCGTCAAAAGCGAGATTGTTAGTTGAGGCGTCGGCGGCCGGCAGCAAAGAGGCCGTTTGTGTGCCCGTCGCGGCCTCGGTGATCGCCACCGAATTGATGGTCGTAATCGCGCCGAGCGTTTCGGAGCCAACCGCGCCCCAGAACCAGGCGTAGCCCAAAGCGCCGGGGACCGACGCAACGGTCGCGGTCGCGGAACCATTCGGCCCCGTGATCGCGCTGGTCGACGGGTTGGACTTTTGTGCCACCCCGCCCCCGAACGTGTCGGATGAGCCATCGGCATTAGTCCGGTTGATCGTGGCCTGAATGCCACCCGCCACCGAGCCGTTCATGATGCCATCCAGCGTCAGAGCGGCGACGATCACGGAGAGTGTCATGGTCGGGAGCGAGCCGCTTGCGCCCGCAACGACTGTGGGCGTCGGGGTGATTCCCAATGCCGCGTTTTGGCTCGATGCCCCCCCGAGGATCATGGCCTCTTCGCCTAGCATAAGGGCTTCGAGGCCTGTCTTGGCGGCGATCGCGCGAAGGTCGGCAAAGCCCTGGCCGGCGTATTGCGCCTCAAAATCGACGCTCGTCTCAACGCCGATGCCCTTGTAGGAAGCGCTATAGTCCTGGGTGGCGACAGCAAGGACGCCACCGCGGTTGGCAGCGGAGACACCAAACCGCAAGCCTTGGGTGTTGATGGCCGTCACGCCGCGCCAATTGGCCTGAATACCGCCCTTGCCAGACACACGCGGAATCCTATTGCGCAGCGGGGTAAGGACCGGGTATAGGAACTTGGCACCGAGCTCCAGGTCATAGAAGGTAAGACCGGAAGTAGCCGATCCGCTCTCCGTAAATGTGCTTTTCTGCAAGTCATGGCTGACCAGCCGCGGATCATTGAACGGTTTTTGCTGTGCAATTTTTATCTTGTCCAGGACATCCTGAACATCAATATGCTTCGTCATGCATTGTTCCTCGCGAGAAACAGGAAGGTTGGCTTGGCTGAGGGCCTCAACGGCGAGCTTTTCGCAGCTCGTGGCGCATTGACCGTCTCCGGCCATCGCCGGCGGTCTTCACATTGCTACCCTAATCCTCGAAGGGTTAGCGGAGCGGGGAGCGACCCTTCCGCTGAGCCAATTTGATAGCAAGTATGGATAAAGCGTCGGGATCAGAGAGCAGCTCATCCAGACCTGCCTGTGAACTGCCATCCCGGTCCTCGGTTTTTGAAATCGTCTTCGCAGCGCCCATCAGCGGCAATGGCAGGGGCTGTTCTTCAATGTTCTTGACACGCTGCAATACGTCGGCGAGCGTCTGTGTCAGCATGTCAAAATGCTTCTCAAATCCTTCATGGAGGGAACCTTTCTGCATCTCACATTTGGCCCCAAGCTCGACGGATGTGTCATGCATGTGCTGAATGCGATCCTGGTCGCTTTGATCGTCGCCGGATTTTTGCATATTTGACAAAGGGCTTTGCCCGAGAGAGGCGGCGGCCACAGACATCGGATCCGGCACTAAGCCAACCGACCCATCCTCTACCGTTTCCACACCCATTATGACCCGCAGAACGGCAACCGTGCGCGTAACAAGATCGCGAAACTCGCTCATACTCTGCGGGCCATTCCGCTCAAGCAGCTTCGCCAATTCTGGATCATCCTTGGCTAAGACTAATTCCTCGATGATCTTGGAAAGCCGTTGAATGGTGTCAATCCCCTGGCCAAACCGCCTTTGCTCACGGGTCCCATCAGCCTTGATCATTTCGAATGTGGCTTCGGGCAGGCAAGGCAGATCCACGAGCGAGATTTCATTCGGCGCCGCCGTGTAACGTGATTTTCCCTCGGCATCCGTCCAGCGACGCTTATAAGTGCCCCCTTGCGAAAAACCCGTATAGACACCCTCCATAACTTTCGCCCATTCGGCGTCATCCACGACCTTGGCGCAGATCTCGATCTGCCTTTCTTCATCATTGAATGAGATTTCGGTTACCTTGCCGGCCGCAATGTTGCCGTGCATTGCGCGAAGGTTGCCCAGCGATTTGCCGCGCGTGGATCTGGCGATGTCGGCCGACCATTTTTCATAATATGGCTTCGTCGAAGCATAGTCACAGATCTCGCCCGCGCGGTCCTCCTTCTCGGCCGTCGCAATGCCAAAGACGCAGCGCCGCGCCGCATCCACCTTGGTAATCGGAATGAACATGCGCAGCGCGGACATGAATGCTCCTTGCGTCACGAATGAATAATCTGAGAGGAAAAAATATCGGGTCGTGGGTGAAAAAAGATCTTTCTCACCCACTGCACGGGGCCCGTGGCCGCGACCGCCAGCCGAAGCGGCAACATGCAGCTCCCGCCCACTGACCAGTCCACTCAAAGCGGACGACGGCTTCATTCTGGAAGAGTGGGGGCAGGTTGTGCGAACTCGCAGTGCGTCCCTGCGACACGCGCATATAGCGCTCACATTTGCTCACATGTCAATGTGAGTCTCGAATTCCGATTTTGGACATCTTACATCTTAAGAGCCGCTGCCATGCCTCGACTTGCAACCGGACTCCGAACTTTTGAGTACATCAATGCCATGAGGGTTAGTCTGGCGTGTATAAACTTTTCTCGGTATCATGTAAAATCATGCTTGTGTCAGCGGCCTGAGGAAAACAATTTGACTCCTTAATCTGCTTAAGAGCTTGGCGTACCACCTCCGGTGCTACAGCGAGTGTTCATATTGCTGCCTTGACACGAACCGGCATATTTGGATAGGCGTAAAGCCTAAGCAAAGCCAGTCGAGCCTTCAATCCACGTCTCCGCAGCTCTTGATCGACAGCGTTCATCCATTGTAGAGACGATTATACCTTTTGTGCTCATCGTAAAGAAGGGCCTGGTCTTGGGCGACGCCAATCTCCGCGAAGCGCTCAACAAATTGATCAACGGTCCAGGCATTTAGGGGCAGTTTCATGGCTTCAAAACTTTAAAATCAATGAGAACTTAATACCAACGCTTTTTCTCTCTTCCCCGCTCTTTCCTTTGAGATACTCCCGAGCAGAAAGATGATTATAGCGGTCGTTGGGCGTCATATGCCATCCCGTAATCTCCCAGTGCTTCATAGTCGGTATATGAGCAAGATTACTTAATCCCGAACAAGCCCGCCACGTTGCGCGCGGCGCCAGGCCATCAGGAGAGAATCGTGTCAGCCCGCTCGGATCCAACAGTTTTTGCGCGCTTGTCTCATCGCCCTCGGTCAGCTTTCGCACGGCGATGTTGAGGCGGTGCAACACCCGCCTATCATCCGCGAGCGCGCCATGCAGGCGGCTGATCCAGAAGCGCAGGACATCGGCAGCTAGAGGAACCGTCACCGCGCCGCGCTTTTCAGTGAGAGCGATACTCGGCCACAGCCTGACCGCGCCTTCATTCACGAACAAGGTACGCGCACGCAAAGGCGTGCCCGCCTTGCCGATCACAAGAACGTCATCCGGGATCCGAAAAAGAAACTGTAAAAGCCGCAGTCCAGGCGGCCCGGCTTATTCCGGCAGCGGCACGAAGCCTGAGCTCGTGAGTGTCATGGGCCGGTTCGCCGAGGCTTCAGCGAGGGGCGCGCGGCCAAGCGCGGCACGCGCCTCATTGATGGTCAAAATACCCTTCGACGCATAGCCGGAGAGGATCGCCTCCTGCGCGACCGGATCGGTTTCCTGACCGGTTCTCCAGATGAATTCAAGATCGGCCGCGTCGAATTCGGCGGCCAGAATATCGTCGATGAGCGATTTCGCCCAAAAGAGGATGGGTGCCAGCCCCTCCTCTTCAGCCATCTCCTTTTGCGTCTCGGCCGTCGCCCGGTTGATCGTTTGAATCAAGGCTTGCGGCGAAATCGAGAAGGCAAAGCAAACGATGCGGGAAAGCCATTCGTCGAACGGCCCCTTGAGATCCGGCTCCTTGGTCTGAATGAAGGTTTTCGCAACGCCGGCCGGAACGAATTTGGCGCGCCTGCGGCGGCCAAGCTCGCCCTCGAAATAAGCATCCCAATATTTCTGATAGGAAGCGATCTGATCCGCTGTCCAGCTCTCCGGAACGCCGATCAAACTATCCGGAATATTGCCTTCCGAGAAATAGTCGAGAAGATAGAGCTGGCGGCGCAAAGCGATATTCACCGTCGTCATGACCTGCTCGACGGGGCTTAAGCCATAGACGCGGTTGACGCGTAGGTTACGAGGCCGGTAGATCAGATCGCGCATGGAATAATCGATCGCCGGATAGCCCTTCAAAATCTGCTGATAGGCGGCGGGATAGACGAGCTTGCCCCCCTCCTGATAAGACTGCGGGGGACGGCCCCAAGGATCGATCAATGGCTTGATCGTCGCGCCGTCCAATGGCAGGAGCGCCTTCAACCGGCCAGCCCGGTCCCGGCTCATATAGAGCGCCGGCGCGTCGGTGACGAAAACCTCTTCCAGCAAAATTCGCAGCCAATCCGCAAAGCCGTGAATGCCATCCGGCCTTGCAAAAAAGCGCGTCAGCGACGCGATCCGCGACTCGTTCATTGCCCCAGGCAAAGACTTGTCGCGGGCCACCAAGCTCCATGGCTGGCGCGCCGCCTGGTCCTTTCGTGTCTCAATCACCAGCCGCAAAAAATCATAGCCATCCGCCAGCTGACGGAGAGTCGAAAAAGTGACCGGCTCGTAGGGCCGTGCGATCGTCGCGAGATTGTAGCCAGGCGGAAAGTCCCACTGCCGGCCAGCGACCTCCGGTGGCGCGAGCGGAGTGATCGGCTGCAGGGGCCCGAACCAATCGGCGGCCTCTCTTGCCGCGCTCGCAGGAGCGAAGCTGACATTGACCTCATAGGGGCCCAGCGGCCAGCTTCTTTGCCCCGCGCCACGCTCAGCCATGTCGACTCCCATGCTACTGTCGGTTTAGAAAAGTAGGACGTGTTCTAACGCTGTTTCTACCGTTGTCATTGCGAGCAATGACGATTGCTAAAGCCTATCGAACCCTTCCGTCGCGCGCCGGTAGAATTCGATGATTCCGGTACCGTCACCGACACCGAAGAGATGAGTCAGCGCCCAGATCGCAGCGTCGGCGTGATCGGGACTTCCTCCGCCGACATAACCGCCCGCGGAGAAGCCGCAAAGCTGCTCCTCAAGCTTGCCGAACCGGCCGGCATGGTGGACTTGCCCTTGCGCATAGCGAAGCGAGATCGGCTCGGCGCGGACCACCTTGCCCCGGCTTGCGGCGACAAGGTGCACGGGTAGGTTGCGGTCCGCCGCTTGAATGGTGGCGCGAACCATCTCGCCACCGAAATTGCTTTCGGCAACGAT